CCCGAGCTCGCCCGCGCCGTGGAGGAATACCGCGGCGGCGGCATGGATGGCGCCGTCGAGATGGACATGGGCCAGGAGATCATCGAGTTCGCCTGGACCGCCGGCGGCATCATCGCCGAAATCTTCACCGAGTACGGCACCTCCGTGCACGACGCCAACCTGCTGCGCTTCGCCGGCTCCTACGAGAGCGACGAAACCGCCGAGGTCATCCCCGTCGAGGTCACCGTGCGCGGCCGCCACAAGACCATCGCCATGGGCGAGGTCGAAGGCGGCGGCAACAACACCATCGAGGTCACCACCACCTGCACCTACTACAAGCTGGTGGTCAACGGCGAGGAGCTGATCGAGATCGACATCCCCGGCAACGTCTTCCGCGTGCGCGGCGTCGATCGCCTCGCCGAGCGGCGCCAAGCGCTGGGAACCTAAGCCCACGCCCAACCGGCCGGCCCCACCGGGGCCGCCACCCCTACTCCAGGAGAGAACCCCATGACCCAGAACGCCACCGACACCCCGGTCGCCGAGCTGCCCCGCGTCGCCACCGAAACCGTCGAGCTGGATACCCCGCTCGCCCGCGGCAAGACCACTGTCACCGAGATCCACGTCCGCAAGCCCAAGAGCGGCGCCCTGCGCGGCGTGGCCCTCACCGATCTACTGCAAATGGACGTCCAGGCCCTCACCAAGGTCTTGCCCCGCATCACCGAGCCCTCGCTCTCCGAAGCCGAGCTGCGCGACCTCGACCCCGCCGACCTGGTCCAGCTGGGTACAGCGGTGAGTGGTTTTTTGCTCGCGAAGCGGTTCAAGACGGAAGAGAGCTGAAGCTCCCCAACTGCGTGGAAGACGCCATGGCCGACCTGGCTATGGTGTTCCACTGGGGCCCCGCCGAGATGGACCCCATGCCCCTCGAAGAGCTCGCCGACTGGCGAGAACGCGCCCGCCAACGACACGAGACAAAGCCCCATGGCAAGCATGCGTGATACGCTGACGAGCAAGGCCGCCACCGGAGGGCACCATGCTCGACCTCATCTTCACCGCCATCGCCTGGCTCATCGGGCTTTCGCTCGCGCTGTGGCTCGGCGTCATCCTGCTCACACCGTTCTATTTCGCCGCCGTTGTGCGCGGCAAGCGCCGCAAGGGAAAGCACCGCGAGTAATCGCGTCAGGAGGTCCGCATGGCTAAGGATCTCCGTCTCCAGGTCGTACTCGCCGGCAAGGACAAGGTCACCGGACCGCTGAAGAAGATCCGCGAAGGCGCCGGCAAGACCGCCGAAGCCATGCGCGGCACCCGCGATCAGCTCAAGGAGCTGAACACCCAGCAGAAGGATCTCACTGCCTACCGCAAGGCCAATGTCGCCATGCGCCGCACCACGCGACAGCTGCGCGACCTTGGCGCCAAGCAAAGCGACTACACTCGCCGCCTCAGCGAGCAGCGCGAAGCCCACGTTCGGCTCAAGTCCAACCTCACCACCGCGCGCCGCGAATACGACAAGCTGGCCAAGCAGGTCGCCAGTGCTACCGAGCCCAACCGCCAGCTCACCGCCCAGCTGGAAAAATCGCGCATTCGACTCAGCGAGCAGCAAGAAGCCTTCGACCGCTCCAGTCGCACCATCAAGAAGTACAAGGACCGAACGCGCCACCTCGACGATCAGGTCAAAGGCTTGAACCGAGTGCAGGAGCGCCACAAGGACACCTTGCGCGATGTCGGGCGGCGCCTGGACGACGCCGGCATCAAGAAGGACAAGGCCAGCCGCGCCGCCCGCGAGCTCCGCCAGCGCGAAGAGCGCCTCAACACCACGCTCGAAGAGCAGCAACGCCAGCTCAAGCGAGTGGCCGACAAGCAAAAGCGGCTCAGCCAGCTCCGCGAACGCCACGGCAAGGAAATGATGCGCGTCGGCATGCTCGGCGGCGGGGGCGTCGCCGCCATGGCCGTGGGTCAGCAAGGCGTTGCCGCGGCCGGCCGACTGCTCGCCCCCGGCATCGACTGGGAAGCCCAGATGGACACCCTGGCCGCCGTCGGCCGCTTCCAGGAAGACGACCCACGCCTGCGGGCCCTGATGGAGCAAAGCCGGCAGCTAGGCGGGTCCACCGCCTACAGCGCTACTCAGGTGGGCGCCGGCCAGGAGTTCCTGCTGCGCGCCGGCATGAGCGCGGAGGCCATCAAGTCCTCCATGCGCGACGTTCTCGATCTCGCCACCGCCAACAACGTCGAGCTCGCCCGCGCCGCCGATATCAGCTCCAACATCGCCAGCGGCTTCCGCATCGACCCCAATGTCGAAGGCAACATGACCCGCGTGGCCGACGTACTCACCGCCACCGCCAGCCGCGCCAACGTCGATCTCGGCATGCTCGGTGAGACCATGAAATACCTCGGCGCAGGCTCGGGCCTAGGACTAACCCTGGAGCAAGCCGCCGCCATGGCCGGCCTGCTCGGCAACATCGGCATTCAGGGCAGCCAGGCCGGCACCACCCTGCGCGCCATGATGACCCGGCTGTCCAACCCCGTCGGCAAGGCCAACGACAGCATTGCCGCCCTCGACCTCCAGGTCACCGACGCCGAAGGCAACCTGCGCCAGATCCCCGAGATTCTGCGTGACATCAGCCGCGCCACCGAAGGCATGGGCAACGCCCAGCAAGCCGCCCACCTCCAGAACATCTTCGGCACCGAGGCCGGCTCCGGCATGGCCGAGCTCGTCAAGAAGCAGGGCTCAGATGGCATCGACCAGCTCATCCAGTCCATCACTGAAGCCCAAGGCCAGAACGCCCGCGCCGCCGGCACCATGGCCGACAACGTCGCTGGCGACCTCAAGAGCCTGCGCAGCGCCTGGGAAGAAGTCGGCATCTCCATTGCCGACACCAATAATGGCCCGCTTCGCGAACTCATCCAGAACATCACCAACATCACGCGCCGCCTGGGCGACTGGATCAAGCAGAACCCAGAGACCGTGGCCATGCTCGCCAAGCTTGCCGCCCTGGTACTCGGCGCCGCCCTGGTGCTCGGCGGCCTCGCCACCGCCGTGGCCAGCATCCTCGGCCCCATGCTCATCATGCGCTTCCTGGTCACCCGCACCGCCACCAGCCTATTCGGCTTTGGCATACAGGCCGCCGACGGCACCAAAAAGGCCAGCCTGCTATCCCGCGCCCTGCGCGGCGTGGGGCGGCTACTCAAGGGCGCGCTCCTCGGCGGCCTAAAGGGTGCTGGCAAGGTGCTCGCCTTCCTGGCTCGCCAGATCGGGGGGCTGCTGATGGGCCTGCGCGCATTCGGGGCCATCCTATGGGCCGTTGGCAAGGGCATCACCGTGGCCCTGCTTGGCGCGCTCAAGTCGCTCGCCATCTTCCTGCTCACCAACCCCATCGGCTGGGCAATCATGGCCATTGCCGGCGCCGCCTTTCTCATCATCAAGTATTGGGAGCCGCTCAAGGCCTTCTTCAGCGGCCTGTGGGAGAACATCAAGGCCAAGGGCGCTGCCTTCTGGGAATGGCTCAAGGGCATCGGCCCCGAGGCCGGCCGCGCCGTGCGCGACTTCTTTCTCAACTGGACGCTGCCCGGCCTGCTGGTCAAGCACTGGGACGACATCAAGGCCACCGGCGGCGAGCTATGGGAGTGGTTCAAGAGCGCTCCCAGCGACGCCATCGAGGTCGTCAAACAGATGCTCACCGATTGGGATCTCAAGGGCGCACTCAAGGAGAAGTGGGACGCCGCCATCGACTACCTGAAAAACCTGCCAGGCCGCATGAAGGACGCCGGCATCGACGCCGCCAAGGGGCTGGGCGAGGGCATCAAGAACGGCGCCTCCAATGCCTGGACAGCCGTTAAGGACTTCGCCGCTGGCACCGAGAGCACGGCCCGCTATGAGCTGGACACCCACTCGCCATCAAAGGTGTTCGCAAGCATCGGCCGCGATGTTACTGACGGGCTCGCCCAGGGCATCAAGCAGCATCAGCAAGGGCCGTTGCGCCAAGCCGGCGAGATGGCCAAGCGCCTTCGCCTTGCCGGGGCAGGCATGGCCATGGGGGCAGCGGCGGCAGCCGGTCCCGCAGCCGCGGACAGCGCCCCGCTGGGCATGCCCGCTTTCGACGCCCGGCCGCCACTCACCGCGCCCAGCGGCGGCAGCAGCAGCGTCACCATCGGCGACATCCACGTTCACGCCGCCCCGGGCATGGACGAGCAGGCCCTGGCCCGCTACGTCGCCGCCGAGGTCCAGCGCGCCCTGGCCGCAGCCGAGCGCGACGCCGCCGCCCGCCGGCGCAGCGCCTTCCACGACATCGACTGACCAGGAGCCAACGCCATGATGATGGCCTACGGCATGTTCGTCTTCGCCCTGGGTACCGCGCCCTACCAGGAGCTCCAGCGCCAGGCCAACTGGCGCCACGAAGGCCAAGGCCGGGTAGGGCAGCGCGCCGCGCGCCAGTTCCTCGGGCCCGGTGACGACACCATCACCCTCACCGGCACCCTGCTGCCGCACTTCACCGGCGGCCAGCAGAACCTCGACCAGCT